ATTGTTTAATTTACCAAATGTGGCTCCAGCAGATTGAAGAACAAGATTATCACCAGCAAAATCTAAAATAATATCATTAGGAGAGTCTATTGTAAAATCGTCACTTGAATGAGGAGCTAAGACCACACCATCACCAAGTGTAAGTACATTGTCTGTTATAGCTAATTGTTCTGCATTATTAGCGAAAAATTTAATCGTATCGGTTTCAAACCCTAAGTAAGTGTCTGTATCACCATTATGTACAAGATTGCTACCAAGAAGTAAATTATTAGCTATGGTTACATTTGTACCATTATATGTAAAACTTGAGTTTGCACCAAACGCCCCGCTATCATTAAATTGTACCTGTGTATCAGAACCACCGGGAGTGGTTGTGCCTGCTAAAGCATTAAGATTAGCTGTCCACGTAGTGGCTTGTGTAGACCCTGTTAATACATTGTCTCCCCCTAATGTAGCCCCTGTAGTATAATAGTTATTGGAGGTTCCTCCTCCTCCACTCTCGTTAGTGGCTCTATTGTTAACATTCATTGCTAAACTTTTTAGTAACTTATTATACGATGACATTTTAATCTAAATAAAATTGTGGGGAGATTGTGGTTCTCCCCGTACCAGTTTAAAAAACGTTAGTCAGTCTAAGCGTTAATTAAGATTTGTCCAACTTCTGGTCGTACGACCTTTAGACCATATCTCATAGACATGTAAGAACCAACAATTCCGAATCCCGGATTTGCTTCTTCTACAGTCAATGCACGTCTCTCGACATACGCCATTGGCTTTTGACTTAAATCGAAAATTCCGATTCTGTCAGCAGGACAATATGCGTTGACGATGACGTTACAGCCGTAAAGTGAACCTTTCAAAGCACGACTTCCTAGCATACCTGATAATGGGTTTGCAGGGTCGTAGTTAGAAGGTACTTCGTTACCACCAGCGGTAGCTCCACCTGAACCAGCCATAGTTGCATCGAAAGCAGTTACGAAATCTGCCATCTTCAACATTTGCTCGTAGTGGCCGGGTGACATCAAAATTGTATCAGCGTTGTATCCGTGTTTGGACATACGTGTGATAGCTTTTGCGACATCTCCTAATCCGAATGCGCCAGCTGTGCTTGAAGTTGTGTTGACGTAAGACTTAGCTCCAGACAAAGTTGCTAGGGTTTGGTCACCATATTGGTCCAAACGTCCTGCGAAGGTTGCGTCTGCACCTAAGAAACCACCGTATACATTATCAGAGAAATCTACAATGTTTGCTTCAGTTGTAGCTGCGCCGATGCTTGCACCGTCGACACCTGTTCCTAAAGTTGCGTCGTAAATTCCGAAGATAGTGTTGATAACGTGGGTTGTTAAGTGTCTGTCGACAGCTCTTCGGGCTTCATTCAAAGCCATTTCAACTTCGTTGAATCTTGAATCTTCAATCATTCTTCGGGTTACACCTACTGCAAGACCCCACTCTTTAACTGCTACTCTCTCGGAGCGTAGTTTTGTGTGTTGGTATTGCGGAGTGTTTCCTTCATCTATCTGTTCCATTTTCATGGAAGGTTTTGCGAAAGTAATATCAATATTACCCCCTGTATCTGTTGTCATTGGGTCTGCAAAGAGTTGCATGACTGGAAGGTCTGTAACCTTGTAGTCAATGATTGCGTCTTTGTAGTCAATGAGAACTCGCTCACCAGTTCCGCCAGTGTTGGCGTATGAACCAGTATTCAGGGTTGTCAATATACCGGGAGTTGCGTCGACCATTTAAATCACCTTAGTTCCTCATCAAGACAGGATGCATTGCGTAAGTATTGGTTGTAACAGTTGCGCCAGTCATGGCTACTCCTACAGTTGTACCTGATGCTGCGATTGTTGCGTCGGTTCCTGCGATTAGAACACCGTCTGCTACAACATCTAACAATTTTCCTTCGTCTATTGTTCCTGAACAGTAAACATTCAATATGACACCTTTTCCAGTTACTACTGAAACCATGTCTCCAACCGCTGCGTCCATAAGGGCTACACCGATTGCATTGTGTGCGTCTGCTCCGGAGTGGTCTACAGCGCCATCGGTAGCTAGAGTTACAACTCTTCCACCTGTGACGGCTGTTCCAGCTGTGAATGGTAAAATTCTTGCTGGTGCTCCTCCATCGTTAACTAAAACTTCTGTTGCCATTTTTAGTCACCTCTTTTATAGAAAGCTGGGTTTAGTTTAACTACCCCATTTTCCATCTTCATACCGAATTCTCTTTTGGTTTCTGGTACTTCACCTTCATCAGATGATTTACCTTTTCCGAAAGAGCGTTCGACTTCTGCGCTTGGCTCTGGCATTGCTGCTAAAGCGTCGCTAAATCCAGTCAATCTGGATTCATCCCATGCAGAGAGTTCCTCTACACGAGCATCCTTGGCTGATTCTTCGATAGTACCGAATAAAACTTCCTTGGATATGATTGCTTCTACTGCTTCAACCTTTCTTGCTTCTGCTTCTTTCTCTAATCTTTCTTCTTCTGCTTTCTTGAAAGTTTCTAATTCTTTCATAGCTGCTTTGAATTCAGACTCGATTTCTTTCTTAGATGCTTCAGCTGCTTCTAGTTGTGAGCGTAGAGAAGCGAACTCGCGTTCGACAATGTTCTCTGCCTCGGATTTTACAGTTGTTTCTTTTGTCTCTTCTGACATAATTTCTACCTCTGTCTTCCCGTCTTCACATGCACATGCTTCTTCTTCACCACCACAACCACAGTCGTGGTCGTCTTCAGATTTCTGTGCGTCACATTCCTTTCCATCTTCTATAGTGCATTCTTTACAGACGGGGTCCATTTTTTCATTGTCAATGAAACTTACCTCTGTGGGACGAATGTTGGTGGCGAAAGTGTCACCCATCACATCAATATCGTTTGAAAACCAATCGATACTAACGTGAGTCATGTCCCCGTCTTTGACTTTGTCCATCACTTCTTGACCGCGACCGTATTTATTAGATACTGTTGCCATCATCTTTACGGCGGTCTTTCCATTATCCATCTTGATTAGCTCAGGTTTCGTTGCCATGCCGATTAAGTCCTCAGCTGTTCTTTGATGGTCAATATAAATCGGGAGTTCTGAGAACTTTTCTAGGTTGTCCTTCAACATACCTCCTTCAATATAAACTTTATGTTCTTCTCCTTTTACCTCATACTCATGAGGTCCGGATGTAATAGCGATTACGGGAAACTCTACAGATTCGATTCCCTCATCACTGGAAAATGTCATATCTTCACCATTAGTCATTTGTAAAGCAAATGTCCTTTGTGTTGGTTCTGATGACTTACTACCTTCTGCAAATTCCCGCTCTACGCCATTTTCTTCAGCCCACATGCTACACATGCCAGCTGCAATCTCTTCGGGATTCTCAAAACCCCTCTTTTTCAGGTTTGATTTAGTTTGTATCATACATTTTTCAAATGTCATGCTCTATCTCCTGTTGCGTTTGCGGAGGGTTTATTGCCCCTATTTTGTGCTCTAGAGGATTCTTCCCTTTTATCTTGGTCCTTTCCTCCAGATATGTTTACATTCTTATCACTCTGTTCTTGTACTATAGGAGAAGCTTTTATATCTTCTGATGTTTCCATATCTAACGTGGCTACACCTTCTGGATTTAAACCTCTTTCCTCTCTTACTTCACCGGGTGATAAAACTCCTTCTGATAAGTATATCATATCAGTCTTAGCTTTAGTGAATGCATCGTTAACATTAATTTGTCTGAATTTAAATCTAGCCTCACCAGATTCTAATTGCGGCATAAGTTGTGCATTTATTGCTCCTTCTACCATAGTTTGTAAATATCTTACATATGGTTCAAAAATAGGTCGTGCTTTTTCTGGGTCTGTCCACATAGTTCGTGGTGTTTTTAATGCGACATGTATTTTATCTAATATGTCGTCAGTATATTTACCATACTCAAATGCACGTTGTGTACCCTGTAGTTCTTTAATAACTATGTCGTTACCATGAATAATGTCTTCGCCCGGAGCAAGATTATTAAACGCATCTACTATCTCATTGATTTTATCTGGACCATAGGGCATATCTGGTAATCCAGCACTAACATCGAACCTACTAGTAGCATATTTATTTAATGCAGCACCTATATCTCTTTCTGCATAGTCTTTTAAATCAACTAAATATAAAATAGGGTGTATATCTGATAGTCCGTATGCTAAATCGTCAAATGAGTTATTATTTAGCGCTACTATCTCATCTTCTTCAAATCTAACGTTTTCTTCATCATCTCCAGTTTTTTGGTAATAATATTCTATTTGTCCGTGTTCGTTTCTTTTTACAAACATATTCTGACTAGAACGGAGAACTAAATTGTCTCCAGTCCACTCTAAATATCCACTACCAAAAATTCTTGCATTTCTCAACCACCCGTATAAAATATGTTCAATATTAATATCCCTGAACATTTCTTCAACTTCTTCTCTGAGATTGTCATCATCAGTTACGATATCGAAATTGTCTTTGACGGCATACAAACATGGTAAATCAATTAATGTTCTAACGATTGGGTCAGACAGATAAACATTCATATAGGTTCTATTTTTACCTATATGTGGTTCATAGTCTTTTGACTGACCTGCATTAAAACCGCGATTAATTTTAAGACGTTGTATTACTCCATCACCGTAACTACGGGGGTCGTCTTTTTTATACGCAGGGTTGCTTCCAATAGATGCAAATCTGCGTCTAACATTATCTATAAACGACATGGCTTTAAATAATTAATCTTAATGAGTATATAAAGTTTTTGTTAGAAACCACGTAGAGGCTGCTTATTCAGCGAAACTTTTCGCCTTGCAGTAGCAAAAAGTGGTCCTTTACTGTGTTGAGAACGGTTATTGTAATTTTTATTTATAGGACGAGAAACAATAGATTGACCAAAATTACCAGACATAGGTAACATAGACAATGTAGCATGGACTCCCATAGCAGAACTATCACAGTAGTCGTCATGTTTACCTGTAGGAGCTGCTATTTTTTCAGTTTTTTGTGCAGCATCCATAGTATATTCTAATTCTATGTGTTCTCTAGTCCATTTGTGTATAAGTTTAGCGTCATTAGGGTCTAAATTATCTGGATTGGGTACTTTTATTCTTCCTTGTTGTACATATGAGACGAAATCTCTGTACATTTGTGTTTTAGTACCTTTAGGGCCACCCGTAAAAACGAAAGCAACGAAATGAACACCAACATCTAAACACGCCAGCCGTAAATCTTGTTCAACCGCACCACCAATACCAGTACAATCGACAATAAGACGAGAAGCGCCAAGCTGAGTGGTAATGTCCATAATACGTTGACGTTGGTATGGGATATCATGTCCCCCAGTTCTAGCATTGATTTCTTCAATGTATACAAGCCGTGCAATATTTTGCTCATTAGACTTATCAAGGGACCATGCACTAATAACAGTAGAGTTAACAGATTTACCAATGTCAACCCCAACAGTAATGTTGCCTCCTCCTTTGTGTCCATCTTCATCCAATTTAATAATTTCGTAATCATCATAACACCTTTTAATTTTTTCTGCATTAAAAACGTTCGATACAGACTCTACAAACTCACATTCGTATTCAGTCCTCCAATAGATAGAATCTTCACCCCATTCTGTCATTTTATCTAACATTTCTTCTTCAGTATAAGGTGCAGAATATGCATCTCCTTTCTTTACTGCGTCTCTCCATGTATAATGTAATCTAGTAAAAGTATCTGCATACCCATCATCATATAGATATCTCCACATGTGGTTATCTTTTGACTTTGGTGTACCTAAATTAATAAATGGTGCTTTATTTGATACAATAGAAGGCTCTACATTGTCAATGAACAATTTATCGTCGATGAGTGGGGACTCATCAACAACTAGGAATGTAGGGTGTTGTCCTCGTATAGCTTGTCCTTGGTTACTAGGCGCCAACGGAGCTCTCCTCATAATTGTGCCCCCCTTAAGTGTTATGTTGGGCTTATTATGAAACCTATAATTAGCTACTAACGCATTTAGAAATGTGTTATCTGCAAAGTGTCTATACACATAATTAAAGATTAATGCTGCTTGGTCTTCTGTAGGAGCTAGTATAAATACTAAATCTCTAAATCTATTAAAAAACATATATATAGTGACCGCTACTGATAAAGCAAAAGATTTACCACTTCCTCGTGGTGCTAAAATTGCTAACTTTTTCTGTTTGTTATCGTCTCTTTCTGTTAGACACTCTAAAACTATGTCTTCTTGTAGGGGTCTAAGGCGAAGTGGACGCTGTTTGTTGTCAATAAGATACGCAGAACAAAAGGCTCTGACTAATTTACGCATCTTTCCTTTGTTGTTCCTACATTTTTTAAAAATTATTTCTAATTGTTTTGAATCTAATCCACCTTTACCGGTCAGTAGGCTTTTTAGGTGGCTTTTTTCCGTCGTCATCTGATAATTCCTCTAAGAATGCACCAAAATCTGCAGTGTTCTGTTCAACCTGCGTAGGTACTTCTATATTAAGCGCTCTGAATTCTGTATGGATATCACGTACTATTTGGTTACGTTGTCGCAAGAGCTCTGTTCTAGCGTTAACATCCCGAATACATACAAGAATTTCCGACCACAACAGGTCTTCAAGCGCAAGATTACGTGCCAGAAGGCGGACAAGCTCTTTATGACGTCCATATTCAGCTTCTCCTACCCTCTCGCGTAATCTCGTCTCGTATTCCTCTACGTTCAAAGCTCTTTCCCTTCATCGAGGGCTGCTTTGACTTTAGATTTAACAAGACTAGCTAGCTCGTCATCCTTTTCATCCCAAGCTGTAATTAATACATTTCGGACTAAAGAGTCTTTGACGTGCTTTTGTGCTGTTTCGTCTAGCTTTTCAAAAGCTTTCATCTGTACTTTAGTTAGATTTTTATCTAGCATGTCCATTAACTCAGCTTCATTGTTCTTAATATATTTAAAAACTAATTCTTTAACTGCTGGTACGGTATAAGCGATGTAACCGCCTAAACCTAGTACTACAGCAACTAATGCTATAAGTAACGGTTCATCCATTAGTGTGTCTAACATTCCAGATTCTTCTACAGTATTAATGATAGCAGTAAGGTTACCCTCACTGGTCTCATTTCCTGCTGTTTCATTTGTTGTATTGTTCATATGTTGATATCTCCATATTGGGGCTCCCACGATGGCACTTGCGATAAGTAACCTGTGGAGCAATGGCCCTGTAGCGGGTGCCCATACATATTTAACATTGGTTAGTATATAAAGCTTACCATTTAACTTTATTAGCCCAGTAAGCAGCAGACATTTTTCCCTTTTTAATGTTCTTAGCGTGGCGCGCTTTAAAACTCTTTCTTCGGGCTTTAGATTTCTTGTCTGTCTTCTTACCTGCAGTAGTTACACCTTGTTGGCCAAACCTAATTAATTTAGTCTTAGTTCCTTCTTTAGCAACTACTACGTGTGACTTTTTAGGATGGTTGGGGGTTCTCTTAGGTTTATTATACCCTGATACCCCTGCTCTAGTTAGTTTGGCA